TTTGACCGTTTTGCAGGAAAACGCGCGATTTTAGTTGCTATTGCATCCCCTTAGTTAGTGAGGTGTTTGCTTTGTGTCTTGTTTCCACCCGATGCTGGCTGTTAGCATTGGCTTGAATTCCAATGGTAAGCGCGATATTAAATTTGTTGCTGGTCCTACCGAGTGGGAATCTTACCCGCCTAACGCCCGTCTTAAGATTCCTTGCGGTCGCTGTGTTGGCTGTCGTCTTGAGCGTTCTCGTCAATGGGCTAATCGCTGTATGCTGGAATTGCAGTACCATGAATCAAGTTATTTTGTAACGTTGACTTATGATGATGATCATGTACCTATAACATATTATGCTGAGGATGAAGACGGCGTTGCTCGTGGTGGTTTAACGCTTCGTTCTCGTGATTTTCAGCTTTTTATGAAACGTTTGAGAAAGGAACATTCTTATGAGCGTCTACGCTTCTTTGCCTGTGGTGAGTATGGGTCTACTACTTATCGCCCTCATTATCACGCAATTATTTTTGGACTCACTCTCGACGATCTGCGACCCTACAAACGTAGCCCCCAAAACTATGATTATTTCATTAGTGATTCTCTTACTGAGTGTTGGGGTCTCGGCTATGTTGTGGTCGGTGCCGTAACATGGGAAACGTGTGCTTATACTGCACGTTACATCATGAAAAAAGCCCTTGGCGAAGGTGCTGAGGTTTATGAGCGTTTTAACATTGAACCTGAGTTTGTGCGGATGTCTCGCAAGCCCGGTATAGCTTATCAGTATTATGTTGACCATCCGGACTTGTATCAGTATGAGTATATCAATCTTCCGACTGATAAAGGTCAGTTGAAATTTCGTCCGCCTCGGTATTATGACCGGCTTTTTGATCTCGACAACCCCGATCAGATGGCAAGGATAAAGGCTATGCGCCAACACGCTGCGCTTGTAGATGTTTATAACAAGTCCTTGCAAACATCTCTTATTGAGCCTGACCGTCTTGCAGTTGAAGAGGCTGCTTTGATGGCTCGCATAAAATCTCTTGAAAGGAAGTTGTAAAATGCGTAAGAAGACTAAACCCAAGCTGGACAACAAAATTTTCCGTCGCACTGCTGCCCACAGCAAGAAGATTAACATCGACCCTAAAATTTTTCGTGGAGGTATCAGACTATGAAACTCGGACTTTATTCCATCAAGGACGCTAAAACAGGCTTTATGACCCCTGTGCTTGAGCAGGGAGACCCCGCTGCTCTTCGTAATTTCGCTCATGCCGTGAATCAGCCTGATTCTATCATGCATGACTGTCCCAACGATTTTTCCCTTTTCAAGGTCGCGAACTTCGATACCGATAAAGGTATCGACCCCGTGACCAGCCCTATTCTCATCGCTGATGCTTCGGAGGTGCTGCGTAATGTCTAAGAAGCTGCTTCATATTATCGGCGCATTTGTGCTGAAATTCTTTTCCCGCGAAAACGTGTCTGCGCTGGTTGACCAGCTGCTTGATGCACTTTATGATAGAGGAGTTGGGAATGAAGATGTTTGATACCCAGTATACACCGCATAATCGCATTGCCGCCAATCCCGGTTCGTCTGTCAAGGTGCTCTACGGCGGTAAGTATGATGCGAACGGTCGTGTCATTCTTGAGAAGAAAGGTGAAGAGAATCTGTATGACTATATCCAGTCTTTTCGTGACTCGGTTGATCTTAACGTTATCCTTGCCCGTTTCTCCAACGGCGATGTGGAAGCCCTTAATAAGGCTCAGGGCTTTTATGCAGACGTGACTGATTTTCCAAAGAATATGGCCGATGCCCTTAACCGTATCAATCAGGCCGAAGAGATGTTTAAGGCTCTCCCGCTTGAGACCCGCCAGAAGTTTGACTGTTCTTTTGAGCAGTTTCTCGCTCAGTCTGGCACTGAGGACTGGTTGTCCAAGATGGGCTTTGAGATCACAAAGCCGTTAGAGCCCGAGACCCCACCCGTGCAGGTTGAGCCCGAAGTTGTAAAGGAGGTCTAGTATGAATCGTAATGTAGAATCGCATTTTGCGCTGAATCCCACCCGCATTGACATGTCCCGTTCGACGTTCGATCGTTCGTCCTCTGTCAAGACCTCTTTCAACGTCGGAGATATTGTCCCTTTTTTCCTCGAAGAGGTGCTCCCCGGCGATACGTTCAATGTTCGTACTTCCAAAGTTGTGCGTATGCAGACCCTGCTTACGCCGATGATGGACAATGTCTACCTTGATTCGTATTATTTCTTTGTTCCGAACCGCCTTGTTTGGAATCATTGGAAGGAGTTTAACGGTGAAAACACTGAAAGCGCGTGGATACCCACGACGGAGTATTCTGTTCCTCAGATTACGGCGCCTTCCGCTGGTTGGTCTGTTGGTACTCTTGCCGATTATTTCGGCCTGCCTACAGGTGTCGGCGGTCTGAGTGTGTCCGCTCTTCCGTTCCGTGCGTATGCTCTCGTTATGAACGAGTGGTTCCGCGATCAGAATTTGCAAGACCCGCTTGTTGTTCCGGTCGATGATGCTACCGTTGTTGGCGTGAATACCGGTAACTTTGTTACCGATTGTGCGAAAGGCGGTTTACCCTATATTGCTGCCAAGTATCATGATTATTTTACAAGTTGTCTTCCAAGCCCCCAGAAAGGCCCTGATGTTACGCTTTCGGTTGCTTCTCAGGGTGATTTGCCGGTTGTTGCGCGTGCTGCTAATGTCCCTTATTCTGTCTGGAAGGATGGTAAGTCTCAGGCTCAAACGATTCGTGTTTCTGGTCCTGGTGTTTCTGATTGGGTTGGTGGTAATAAGGGTACTTTGGTAGCAGATGGTGGTGTTTTTCAGCAGACCACTGATTATTCTGGTTCTTTAACTGCGTCATATCCTTATTTGAGTAATCTTTGGGCCGTAAATTCTGGCAACGCTATTGTTGCTACGATTAACCAGCTCCGCATGGCATTCCAGATTCAAAAGCTCTATGAGCGTGACGCCCGTGGTGGTACTCGTTATATTGAGGTTCTCAAGTCTCATTTTGGTGTGACTTCTCCTGATGCTCGTTTGCAGCGCCCTGAATACCTTGGTGGTAACCGTGTGCCGATCAATGTTAATCAGGTCATCCAGCAGTCCGGCACCGGTGCCGGTGCCGATACTCCGCAAGGTACTGTTGTCGGTATGTCTCAGACTACGGATTCCAATCACGATTTCATGAAGTCGTTTACCGAGCATGGCTACATCATCGGTGTTATGGTTGCCCGCTATGATCATACCTATCAGCAGGGTATTGAGCGTCATTGGTCTCGTAAGACGCGCTTTGATTACTATTGGCCGGTCTTCGCCAATATTGGCGAGCAGGCTGTGCTTAATAAGGAAATCTTTGCGCAGGGTACTGCAAAGGACAATGAGGTTTTCGGCTATCAGGAAGCTTGGTCTGACTACCGCTATAAGCCTAATCGCGTAACCGGTGAGATGCGTTCTGACTATGAACAGTCTCTTGATGTTTGGCATTTGGCGGATGACTACGCGAGTCTTCCGTCACTGTCTGATAGTTGGATTCGTGAGGACAAGAATACTGTTGACCGTGTTCTCGCTGTTAAGTCCACTGTGTCCGATCAGCTTTTCGCTGATATCTATGTTTCCAACCGAGCTACCCGCCCGATGCCGATGTATTCGGTACCTGGTCTTATTGACCATCACTAAATATCATGCTATAGTGGGGGGCAGTTGCCCCCCACTTTTTTGAAAGGAGATTTTATATGTCTGATTTTTCCGAGGCTTTGAATACTGGTGCGAATCAGATTGCTCATATGCAGGGCGTTGCTCAGGCTAATAATGCTTGGTCTGCTGGACAGGCTCAAATTCAGCGTGAATGGCAGGAGCAGCAGAATGCTAAGGCTATGGCTTTTAACCAGAATGAGGCCGCTAAGAATCGTAATTGGCAGGAAATGCTTTCTAACACTGCTCATCAGCGCGAGGTGCGTGACCTTATGGCTGCTGGTCTCAATCCTGTGTTGTCTGCTATGAATGGAAATGGTGCTTCTGTCGGCTCTGGTGCTACTGCTCAAGGTGTGACTTCTCAAGGTGCGAAAGGTGATACCGATACTTCCACCAATGGCGCTATTGCCAATTTGCTTGGTTCTATTCTTTCCGCTCAAACTCAAATTCAGGCCGCAAATATCAATGCTCGTACTCAAGAGGCTGTTGCTGATAAGTATACTGCTATGGAGCGTATTGTTTCGGAAACTGCTGCTGCTGCTTCCCGCTATGGTGCAGATACGTCGTCTGCTGCTTCTCGCTATCATTCTGACCGTAGTTATGAGGCTTCGCGTTATGGTTCTGACCGTTCGGCTGCTGCTTCTATGTTTGGTTCGTCTCAGGCTGCCAGTGCTTCTCGCTATGCGTCTGATCAGGCTCGCGCCGCTTCTAAGTATGGTGCCGATGCTTCGTCCTCTGCGTCTCGTTATGGTACTGATACTGATTATGATCTTCGCAACCAGTATGGTAATAATCAGTTTACCGGCGTTGCCGGTTGGGTTGCTCAAAAGCTCGGTCTTTCGGCTTCTAATCGTTCTGGCCGTTCTGGTCGCAGTGGCGGTTTTGGTTCCGATGGCCGCAAAGGAGGTTTTGGTAGTGGTCGATAATGGCATTGTTTTTGTCCTCCTTTTGCTTGCTGTTTTGTTGGTACCTGGTATTCCTATTGTTGCCCTTGTGATCGCGCTTATTCGATGGCTTAATAGACATTAAGAAATTAATTATTTTTTATAAAGGAAGCGAAGCGAGTCGCGCCCCTGCGCCAAGCTCCGCTTCTTTTTTGCACTCATTGCCAAAATGGTATGCAGTTTCTTTTTGCATAAAATCTCGGCTGCCGTATCGCATGCCGAACTCGTGCCCATTACCCTTCTTGATGTAATGGGCACGAGTGACACCAAGACACGCAAACTATTGTCTACGATTCCTAAATTGCTACCTAAAATATTTGATAAATATACGTATATATACTAAATTTATATTGACAGTAAAAAAAAATAGTCTATAATTTAAATAAAGTTATAAAAGTACTTAAAAATTAAGAGGATATTGCATCCCCTTAGTTAGTGAGGTGT